GATGTTTCAGGTAGTCACATCACCATCCGGTTCCCCGATGTCATTGGCTGATGCCAAGGTCCACCTTCGGATCGATCACGACAATGAGGATGCATATATCGAAAGACTGATCAGCTCCGCCTGGAAGTTTATCGAGAACCGCACGGGCATCATATGCCTCGACACCGAATTTGCCTTGTACCTCGACCAGTGGCCGGACAGTGGTGTGATCTACCTGAAAAAGAAACCTGTTACTGAGATCTCGAAGGTCGAGTACCTGGCAACGGATACGGACACGGAATATACCGAGCTGGTCACCACAAAGTACCAGAGTGATGTGATCACCATCCCGGCCAGGGTCCGGATCACCGATTCACCATCCCTGGGCGACCAGCTGAATGCCGTAAAGGTGACCTTCAAAGCCGGATATGCCAGTGCATCCTCTATCCCGGAGAACATCATCAAGGCGATCGAGATCTTGATCGGCCACCTGTATGAGAACCGGCAGGAGGAAATCACCGGAAGAACGATATCCTTCCTGAAAAAAGGCTTCGAATACCTGTTGTCGAACGATGAACTGGTTACGGCATGAACTACGGCAGCATGGATAGGAAGATCATGATCCAGTCTCCTCCGACAGACAAGGATGATGGAGGGGAGCTGTCGGGATCCTGGACCCATGAGTGTTCTCCCTGGGCCAGGGTGCAGCACAATTCATCTTCCGAATCCAATGACGAGGGTACCGAAGCGATGGTCGATGTAGTGACCTTCACAATCCGGTACCGATCGGGGATCACATCGGGCATGAGAGTGGTCTACGGCGGGGATACTTATGAGATCATTGGGATCAGGGAGATAGGCAGAGATGAATACCTTGAACTATCAACGGTCCACAGGACCAACTGGTAACGTTCTTTGAGCATGGCTGGGATTGACAGAAATACAGCCGGCAGCATCGATCTGCAGGGATACGATGAAGTGATGAAAAGGCTCAGCGGGTTGGAGCAGAATGTCAACCGGCGGCTGGCTTATCAGGCCCTTCGAAAGGCTTCGAGGATCCTGATCCTGGCAGCCCGGCAGAAGATCCAATCCTATTCAAAGACGGTGGCCAAAAGCATTGCTATCAACTACCAGTCCCGGCACCAGGTCCTGGTGGCTGTAGGCCCGAAGAAAACCAAGGCCCGGGATCCGTGGTACGCACACTTCATTGAGTTCGGCACATCCGGGATCGGGCGGTTCAAACGCAAAGGAAGGGTCAGGTACCGGGCGGATCAGCCGGCACGTCCGTTCATGCGGCCGGCATACGATGAAACGCAGGAGCAGATCCTGGAGGACTTTGGCACATCGGTTATGGAAGTGATTGATAAACACGTTCAGAAGAAAAATGCTTCATGAGCTCATATATGATCAGCTGAAGACCATCCTTGATGATGTGTATCCCGGGGTAGTGGCCGAGGAAGTGAGCCTTCCGTATATCGCTCACTTTAATGTATCGAACATACCGTCCCCGGATGCTGACCAGGAGGGAAGCAAAATGGATGTGATCCGCTGGCAGGTGAGCTGCTTCCATAACAGCTTTGCCAATGTGGTTAGCCTGGCAGATTCGGTGCGGACAGCACTGGATGAATTTTCCGGATCCGGCCATGATGTGACGGTGACCAGGTGCCTGTTTGCCGGAGAGAATTACATCTACGAAGCAAACCGGGTACACCATATTGCAGTTGACTTTGACATCAGATTAAGACGATAATACCATGAAAGTAAAACTTTTGAAACCTCACAAAATCGGCCTGTTGGAAAAGCCGGATGTGACTCCCAGGTTCGGTCAGCAGCTGATCGATGACCAGGTGGCTGAGCCCTACACTGAGAAAAAGACAAAGGCCCTGCAGCCTAAGAAGCAGGAGAAACCCGCACCAAAAGATAAATAAAAATGGCAACTACTGGAATTGTCAGCGGACATGCTGTTGGAGTCTACATTGGCGGCACCGTGATCGCTGCAGCCTTAGCAAAGAACTTCGACATGAACCTGGATCTGAGGGATGCAAACAATGCCGATACCGGCAATGCTAAGGCCAAGCTCCCCGGAAGATACGGAGGATCGGTCGGTGGAAGATCTCACTTCGAGTTCTCGGCCGGTTATGGATACCGGGACCTGTTTGCTGCCTTGAAGGCAGGAACTAAGCTCACTGTACTGGTTACGAATAATGAGACCGGTGACTATGAATATGACGGAGAGGGTTACATCAACCAGCTGAAAGCAACCTTTCCGGATCATGAGAACAGTGAGTATGACTGGAATATCGAATTGACCGGAGATATTGACGAGACCATAATCTCCTAACCCTAAAAACCATAACCATGAATGTGATTACGATTGGAGGTAAGAACCGGCCAGTACAATTTGGCATCAATGCCCTGGCCGAATTCAATAAAGCTACAGGAACGGATTTTGAGTGGATCTTCAAGATTGCTCAGAATCCCTTGTCCGTTGATTTTGATCAGCTGCGCTGGCTGGTCTTTGTCGGCCTGAAAAATGGTGCGGCAGAGAACAATCAGGCGATTGATTTTACAATCACCGATGTAGGTCATTGGCTGGATAAGGATTTCAAAACCTTCCCGGAATTCGTTAAGATCTTAGGGGAATCGCTCCCCGAATTGGAGGACGATGAAAAAAACCCGACTGGCCCGTCCAGAGCGGGCCAGTAACGTGGAAGGATATCCGTAGGGTAGGAATAGGGATGCTCGGTCTGCATCCCTGGGATTTTGGCAGGTATACCCTGCGGGAGCTCTTTGAAAGGGTGGATGGTTTTATCGAGCAGCGCAAACAGCTCTATGACCGGCTGGAGTACCAGGTGAATAACAACTGGAGGCAGATCCGCTGGAGCACATTTCTGATCATCAAAAGCCTCGGTGCAGAGGTCACCAGCGAGTACCAGCTCTTGAAGCTGCCAGGGGATCCGATACCGAAGCCGAAAAAGAATATGAATTTGTTGCAAAAGTTTCCAGATAAATTGTAATGGCATTCAACAGGGTATTAGCATCATTATCAGTTCTCCTGGGTAGCGATACTAAAGGATTCGAAAAGGGTATGCAGCGAGGGAAAAGCGAGCTGCAGCATTTCGCCGACCAGGCCAAAAAAATGGCCAAAATCGCTGCCGGAGCTTTTACTGCTGTTACTACAGCCGCAATCGTAGCCGCCAACAAAGCAGCCGAATATGCGGATAAGATTGATAAGACTGCCATCTCCACCGGCCTTTCCCGGGACTCACTTCAGAAACTATCTTATGTTGCCGACCAGGCAGGGGTGGAGTTTGGAACCCTGTCCTCTTCCGTTGCCAAGCTAAACCGATCCATGGGTGATGCAGCCTATGGACTGAAACGACAGAAAGAATCCTTCGAGAAGCTCGGCGTATCCATCTATGATGCCAACGGTGAGCTGAAGAGCATGGAGCAGATCTTCCCGGAAGTGATCTCCGCCCTGGGAAAGATGGACAATGAGACTGAGCGGAATGCCCTGGCCATGGACCTGTTCGGTAAGAAGGCAGCCGAGCTGGTTCCCAGGCTGCTCGAGCTGGGTGATGAAGGGATCGCAGAGCTTACGGCTAAAGCCGAGAAGCTGCACCTTACTATGAGTGATCAGGGGATCGCTACCCTGGTGCGGTATAAGGACAATATGTCCACCCTGAAGCAGCAGTTTGGGGCGATCATGCGTGAGGGGATTGTTCCCTTTGCCCAGGTGATGGCCGATAAGTTGATTCCTGCTTTAAGTGGGGTTCTGGAAAAGGTTTCAGTCTATCAGCAGAAGCGGTTCGCTGAATCTCTAGCAAGGGAGAGAGATGAATTAAATACCCTTGTAGGAGCTATAACCAATGTCAATACAGCTGTTGAAACCAGGAAACTTTTAATTGATGATCTTAACCGTAAGTTTCCGTCATTTCTCGGCAATCTCGATGCCGAAAAAGTATCCAATGAACAATTGAAATCCCGATTGGAAGATGTCAATAAACTGTATGCGGCCAAAATTTTGCTTACAAACAAAGAGGCTTTACTGACTCATAAAAGTTCAGAAAGGGCGAAGCTGGCATTGCGGGAAAGCGAACTTGCTCAAAATATTGAAGAAAATCGCAAGTTACTAAAACAATATGAAGAATATGCTGAAGAGACAGGCGGTGGCGGACTACTTTATAAGACCCAGAGTTCCCGTATCGAGAGTCAAATAAAATCCCAACTAGAGCAGCTC